CCTTTATTAATCTTTGTGTATTAATGACATTAAAACTCACTTTTTTATGGGAGTAATTATAATATTAAAGTCCACCATAACCTAATATAAACTTGAACTGTTCTATGCCATCAGCACTTCTTTGAACGCCAGTCCTATTTTCTATGTATGCGAGATATCCTGAGAATGGTATCATTAATGGTTCAGAGATTTGAAGTAAAGTTCTAGATGCACCAGAATTTAATCCCTTAACAGCAGACCCAATAACAAAAGATCCATTTGTATTTATTAGCTGCAACACAGAAGATGCTGAGTTGAAACTAAGAACTGTACCGGAGAACAAAACATTATTATTGTTATCAACTTGAACAACAACCTCATCGTCTTGATATATATTACCGATATTAGAAGCAACCGTAAATTGTGTTGCTAAGTTATAAATCGCATTGCTTGCCGGATATGGATATGAGTTATAATCTGAAGGATCGATCAACAAACCAACTTGATAATATTCTGGATCTGTTGGGATTGCGCCATTTTCGGACCCATTAAATTCTACTGTATACATTACATTATAGCAACCCAATTCCGATAATGGATCATAACCATGTCCACCAACAGGAGAAATTGGAGCAATAGCTGTTGCTGTGTTGGAAATAATAACAGGAATAGCTAAATTTGATGATGTATACACATTGATAGCTACATTAGCATTAGTATAGTTTGTTCCTGGATTGCCAACAACAATATCAGTGATTATACCATTTGTTACTTGTTGGGGTGTGATATTGGCTGTTGCTCCATAACCATCACCAGTAATTGTTGCGACGATATAAGTATTGACTGCATCATAACCGCCACCGCCGCTTGTTACATTAATTACTTCGATATCGCCATAACCAGCAGAAGTTAAATAAGGATTTGGAGTATTTGCGCCAACAGGAACAGGCATCCAGTTTGAATCCATAAACGATTTTTTACCACCCACATCGATTGTATAAATGTATTTCCATTTATACCCATCACCAGCATTCGCAAAAATGTTATTGGTTTGGTATGTTCCTGGTTGAAAGAATGGTTCGTATTGTGATGGTCCATTGTTGTTGTTACACAAACATTTGAACACTTGATCATACCGATTCTTTACATAGAATGGATATATTAAATAACCGTTTTGATCGGTTGCAAACATATCAACAATGTCACTATATTCTGAATATACGGTATTGGCTGACCAATTGATTCTTTGAATAACCGGACTAATGTTATTTGTTGTTACTTTTTTTGCTGCAAACATGTTTTTAAATGTCTGCTTCAAATATTGTTGAGTTTCTAGTGGGTTTTCCGGTGTGTTATTAGCCCAAGGATCGACACGACCAATGAATGCATATGCGGTACCGACAGGAACACCTTGCACAGTAGAAACAGGGGTGTAATATGCCTGTTCTACTTGAATTGCTTTAGCGTTATAAGTGAGAATGTTTTGATTTGATGCCATGATCTATTTATTATGCTGCTGAGATGTATTGGATAGTTCCCGTGATATTTGTAGTGCCACCCAAATCTGCTGCGGTGATTTGGCGATATGTAATAGATCCACCACCACCAGGAACAATAATTTGACCAAACACCGGCACTGATGTTGCGCCACTTGCTACAGTACCTTGCATTGATGTTGGATCGGATGCGGTTACTTGTTGAGTATTAATTTCTAGAGCGCCAAATGTACCATTGCCTGTCATTGGTGTTGGGAGTCCGGCAAGTGACATGCTAAAATTTCCAGCCCCGGTTCCTAGACTTGTAATAACAATATCAAATGTTGCATATACTTTTCTACCAGTTTTGATGTAGTTGCCATATTGTGTCGCGTAGACTTGTGTTCCTTGTGTTGTCGCAAATAACATTGATGGTGTCCATGTACCAATCACTTGAGATGGGACAACATTTCCGGCAACATAAATGGCATTTGCTACATTCAATGATGTGTTTGATCCGATGTTCATCACATTAGATGCGATTGTTACTAAGTTTGTTGCAATCGTATTTGAGCCAACAGGAACCGCACTGAATGCAATCATTGCACCACGAGATGAGTCTGTGTTGTTTTCTAATGCAACAATATCCATTCTACCAACACCAGTTGTTATGAACGTTGAATTTGGGCTGCTGTAAGATGATCCAGAGAATCTAGCAATAGTGTCACCGGCTTGTGATGCTGTTGGTGCTCCGGCAGATCCCCTACCAGCACGACCAACAAATACAGAATATGTGTTTCCAGGACCAAAACTATCGTTCATTATTTTAGAAGCAATATAATCCAAACCGGTAACGTGCATCATTACACCATTAGATGCGGGTATAACTGTTGAATAATTGTTACTACCAATAATTTCAAGCGACCCAACATTTTGATTATATACTTGATTCTGAATAATAACCGGACCTAAGAAGTCGGATTGACCATTGGCCATAAATGTACCGGAAATCGATACATTGGCATTTGCAAATACAACCGAAGAGTTGCTTGTGTATAGTGTATTGAATGGATTAGACGGTGTTCCCAATGAGATGTTATTGTTCGCTGGAATCAATGTACCACCAATAGTCAATGTGCTTGTGGTTGTCACCAATCCATTAAGTGTAGTATTTCCATTGTTTATTGATGTTCCATTGTTTACCAAAACCCCAACAACGGTAACATTCCCATTGAGGGTTGATGTTCCATTAGCAACAGTATTTCCGGAGATTGTAATTGCTCCGGTAACAAATGTGTTTCCGGTTACTGTGGTGTTTCCGGTTACTAATGTACTACCAGTTACTGTGGTGTTTCCGGTTACTAATGTACTACCAGTTACTGTGGTGTTTCCGGTTACCACGGTATTACCAGTAACATTTGTGTTACCAATGACCGAAGTGCTACCAGTTACTGTGGTGTTTCCATTAACCGTCAGTGGGCCATTAAGAACAGAAATGCCATTTGCTGTCACACCACCGATAAAATAAGTATTTCCTGTGTGTACTGTTGTTCCGGAAATATTAACATTACCATTAAGTGTAGAAACACCATTGGTGATATTGTTACCATTTGTAGTCAAAGCGCCATAATGGACTGTGTTGCTTTCGAATACTGTGTTTCCATTAAATGTTGTTACGCCATTTAATATTAGATTTCCAGGAATTAGAATGTTAGCAGAATTTTGTAATGCGGAATTTGCGGTAGCAAACGCTGCTTGTGCATATGCGTTTGATGCGCCAGCAGTCGTTTGTGATGTGCCATCTCCAAAAATGAGAGCCATTGCTGTGTTCATTACTACACCAGTAGAAGTTATTTTAGCAATGATGTTGTTTGCGTTCTGTCCACCAACAGTAAAAATAACATTTGCACCAGTAGTGCTTGTACCGATAATTAGATTAGAAAAATAGCTTCCATCACCTTGAGTAACCAAATATCCATCCATTGGGGACTGTGCGGTTTGGTTTGCTGCTACTGTATTGTATTGTGAATTATTGATACCTAAATCGATATAGCCTTGTGTATTGGTACCGATATCACCCGTCAAAATATAATCAGATGAACCAAATGGATTAAAGTTTTGTTGATTGACCTGCAAATAAGATGCAGCATTACCAGAAAATTGAGCAATAGTATCCGGAAACAAAATAAGATTATTGCCTACAGCCAATGCATTATTAGAATATAACTGACCGGCTAATGTAGTAAGAGTAATCTTGCTAGTAACTCCAGTGGTAAAATCATCAGCAATCAGAAATGTATTTGCTGTATTTGCTTCTAGAGTATTAAGCGTTGGTAATTGAGAAATTTTTACTGTTGTCATTTATTATCCTAGTAGAAGTACAGTTCCGTTTTCTGTTGTTAGTGAGTTACCATTTTCATCAGTAATTTCTGGGAAATATTGTGTTCCTGATGGTCCAAAAATTTGAACATTGGTTGAATTTAAGCTACGTGTTACTGAGATTAAGCCGTTAGCACCATTAGACAATGCACCTTGTAAATAGATAGCACCATTAGAGTAGTTAATGCTTTCAACAACTTGTGTTGCGTTATTAACTTGAATGGTGTCTCCAGCATATATAATATCCATCAATGGATACATCGTATTGCTATACAAACCATTGTTTACAATGTTATACGAATTGGTCAAATATTCGATATTTATGATGCTATTGTTACCTGTGTTGGATACACCATAAGCAACATTGGCAAAACTCAACCAAACATTGTCTTGTAAGGTGATAGTATTTGCTGATGAATTAACTGCAATAACTAAAGACTCAACTCCAATGTTATTGGCGGTTAGGAATCTGATTGTAGATGTATTTGCAAAGATGATATTGCCAAGATTTGCACCAGACAAATTGTTAAATTTAACGATGTTATTACTTGGATTGGTGAAACTACCATACATCGAAACATTAGATGACTTAGCACCAGTCAAGTCATATAAATTTAAACCTTGATTCAATACATCCATTGTGTTAAAATTCAATGTTGTATTGGACTTCATAGCAAAGCGACCAATGACTTGCATACCCGCTGGATGTAGTAGATTTAATAGAATGTCACGATACTTAGCAATTTCTTTTTCGAGTGTAATTTCGTATGTAAAGTTGTTGTATTGGGTACTTTGTAAAACATCAAAAGAACTTGGCTGTCCGGATGTATCTAGATATTGGCCGCTACCTATAACCAACCCGTTTAAGAATGTTGCATTGGCTTCTGCGTTACCATCACCATAAGTAATAGCACCATTCGCGGAATCGAAACGAGAATCGGTTAAATTGAATGTTGGTAGAACTTGAGATGTTCCATAATTTGAAACCAAATCAATATTCGCATTCACGCGATCAATTTTCAATGGTGTAATAATTCCGGCAGTATTCTGTCTTGGTTTAGATGTGTGGTTATACACACGCATTTGATAAATGCTATTTGCTGGATTTGCATTTGCTTCTAAAATAGAAATGAAATCGACTGTAGCAAGATATGTTGCATTATTGGTATTGGCACCTTGATAAATTATATCACCAGGAATAGGAGTTCCTGTTAAGGCAACATTACTTACTATCAAATCCTGAACGGACAATGAAACTTTTGGAGCAGAAATGTAATCTTGTCCGTTATCAATTAAATTGATAGAAGTCACAGAGCCAATACGGTTAGAAACAACAGAGAAAGATGCACCAGTACCAAGAATACCAGGAACAACTAATTGAGCCGTATTCAAATAGAACGAATTCGCAATAAGAGTTTTTGAAGCATTCGCGGTCAAGATCAATGAATTTGCATTTGAAATTGATTGAACTGTACCAATGATCACATTAGAACTGGAAATCAACAATGAGCCCACATTCAGTTGTGTGGTAAATGAAGTTCCATTGCCCGAGATTGTATTGCTTGTGTTGCTTGAGGAAATTGTTCCTGATGCTGTATGGGCAACAAAAACAGTTTTTGGAAGCTGTGCATTGTATCCCATACCGCCAGTTGGGTAGTGATTGTTTAATTGTGTATATCCTACGTTGATAATAGCACCAGAAGAATTCACATGTAAAATGTTGGCGGTAGCACCTTTACCAGAACCATCGGCTATGATAATCGTATCATTATTTTGATATCCATAACCAGCATTTACAATTTGAATTGGAGCAAGAACACCCAACGTTGCCAAGTTAGTTTGTTGGTAGAAAATAGTTCCACCAATATCAGCCAATGGATTGTCTGAATTATATAAAGATTGTGCAGCAACAGTAGGCACAGTAGTAATGCCACCACCTTGATTCTGTACAATAACAGAAAGAATAGGTGCTGTATTCAATGTAGTAAATGTAAATGCTTGTGCTAATGTAGTGTTGGCATTGGCGAACGCAACATTTGCAAAATTGTAGTTACCATTAGACCAAAGTCCTGTCATTGTATTCTGGAAATTGGCACCATGACTGAACGCAATATTCCCAATGTAATGATCTTTTTTAAGTTCGATACTATCAACCGGGATATATCCAACATTTGAAAGACCACTTGAATGTGTTAGATCTAATAAACCAACATCAGCAATAACTCCAGCAGTTGGTGAGATATTTCCAAAGCTAATATTGGTATTACCACTGCCAATTTTTCCAATATAATTCGCTGGCGTATAACCATAACCTTCAGTTGTAACTGTAATGCGTTGAACGCCTCCAGATGTAACTGAACCAATTTCAGCAGTAGCGCCAAGTGGATTTGGTGTGTTAGAATTCAATCCACCATAAATGACAACTGGATCGTTTACGTGATAATTAAGACCGCGATAGTTGGGGTTTATTAACACTTGGCTAATCTGACCCACGATAGTTGCCGTTAACTCGTTCCCATCAAATAATACTGGTTGATTATTAGAATCTACAACAATAACTGTTTCGCCGGATTGAAACAAACGTTCGATGTTAGAAATGAAAACTTCAGTCTTTAAACCGTCAAATACGGCGGCTTCAATAGTAGCAATCGATTTGGAAGTTTGGCCGAATACTCTTAGATTAGCAATCTTCAAGAAATTTGGATTAGAAGTTGCTAACTTTAGACTTCTAGGAACATACCATTTACCAGCAGATGCTTTCAGTACAGCATCTTTAGTGAAGAAAAAGTCCACATCAGTGTTGTACAAAACACGAAACAAGAACTGATACGAAGCTGGTGTTCCCTTGGTTTGATATAATTGCTTGGCTATTTTTAATACTTTGACAGGATCGGCCATTATATCCTGTGGAAAATACGCCATGAAATCATTCATGGCGTATTTTAAGAACTCTTCTGTTGTGGAATCCACATCCATGTAAGTCTTAATACTTTTAGTAAAATCTAAAACATTTCCTTGTTGTTCCATCCACTCATAGTATGCCTGTAGGAATAGAACAAAATTGGTGTAATTTGGATCTTCACTAATAAATTTAGGAAGTTCGAACGGAACCTTCAGTGAAGTTTTTTGATTACTCTGTATCATTTACTTATTTCTTTGCGGTTACATTAACAACAATCGCAGAAGGATCATATGGATCAATGGTGATAATTCTATTTAACGATGAAGAAATAATCGTTGTTGTTGGTTCAACAGAAATTGTCAGTTCACCTAATGGGTTGTCAACTTGAATTGGATTGAAATTTGTTAATGTGATTATACCGTTTATATAGTCGATGGTTCCAACGTTGGCATTAAGAACTGTCTTGGCATTAAGTATATTATTATAATAGGTTCTTAGCGTACCAAATTGGCCTTGAAGATTAACGATAACCGAAGCGCCTTGGCCGGAATCTCCAATAGCCGGGGTCACATATGCTAGTGCCTGGGTATAACCAACTCCGGCGTTTGTGATCGTGATGCTTGCCAATGCCCCATTGATAATTGTTGCTGATGCTGTTGCTCCGGTTCCATCACCAACAATAGTAACAGAAGGAATGGCTTGATAATTATAACCAGGATTAATAATCGAGATAGAATCAACACCAGCGGTTGATGTTGGGATTTCTTCAATGAATACTTGATCGATAGTATTTACTGGATTGGCTGGGTCTCTAAAAGTTAAACCAGGATAACTATTCACACCACTTTGGAACATACCTTTTTTCAATCCGCTATTATATTGCAGTGTGTATGTTGTTGGTGCGTTCAAATTTGGATAGAATTTCTTTTGTACTTCCATCACAAAATCGCTGGTAATTACTGATTGATCTACCGCATTAATTGTACTCAATACATCATAAGAACTGAATGTTGAATTGAATGTGTTCAAATTATTAGCAGCATATCCATACAAAGCGGAAGTTACTGCTGTTTGAAGAGCGCCAGGGGTTAAACTTGTTTGTGATTGTTGATATAAAACATTGGCGGTAAGCTGAATGTATGTGTAATCTGGATCGACAATAGTTGGTTGAACCGTCAACACGCTAATTGGTGTTATGACATCTTGAATTAGCAATGTTTTCTGTGTCGCGGTTAAGTCATATGCGCCTTTTGGTTTCAGTGAAATGAATACTTGACCATATGCTGGAGGATTATTTTCTTCACCACCCCAAACAGAAACCGCATCGAATTGGATGCCGAGATTATTTTGTTGAATCAGTGTGATATAATCGTTCTTGCTAACAGCACGTCCTTGTGCGGAGAACGATTTTGGTGCTTGGAATTTAATAGAAGCAATCGATTCTCTATCTTGTCCCGATGTGGCTGCTTCATAAGGAATTAAAGAATAGTTGGAGAATGATGCTGGAAGTGAATCCATTAAAGTGAAGTTGTTAGCCAATCCACCGGATGTCCCTAGGGTGGAAATATATTGAACCTTAATAATATTACCATCGCTCAATTGTTTTCCAAGAACCCCATCACCAAAATAAATTTGGTAGTTTCCATCAACAGCTTCTTGTAAGAAATATACCGCATCTGTTGGACCTAGCGCCAGATAATCGGTTGTTGGATTAAATATTTCATATGCAGAATTAGAAGAAGACTGTGCGACAGTAACTTGCAATGTAGATACGTCGATTTGTGGATCTGGAATCTCAAAAATATATTGTGGATTTGCTGTGCTATCAACGGTAAAAGTGTAATTAGCCAATGAACCTTGTTTTAGTTCAACGCCGGTCATGATTGCTTGATTGTTTACAACTTGAACATTGGTTTCTTGTGTGGTAACATAACCATAGTTGATGTTATTGATAGCCTCAGACATGAATCGTGTATATTGCGGCAATGTGAAGTATGAAGTGGTAACTCCATTAAATGTCAAGTTAATCAGTGCCACAGGGCCTACAGCAGACTGTGGGACATAGTTTAATAGTTTGGCATGGGAAACGACAGAAGAACGCTGTAACGAAGAATCCAAGAACATTTCATTTGCTACCATGTTCAGGTAGAATGCATTATACTGAGTGTTGTATGCAAGAACATCCAACAAAGTCGAGATTGCCGAACCAGAAAAGTTGTAGTCTTTAAAAGTATCTTGTGATTGTAGATAGTTTACGAAATTCTGTTTGATACCAGCAAAATCTAGACTAGCGACTTGAATTTGTGTATTAGATGCCATTATCTGGACCTTTGAAGAAGAAGATTAACATTTGTTGCAGTAACGTTATTACCAATAAAGATACTCAGATTAACAACAAAAGAATTATTGTCGGGAGTCAAACTAACAGTCAGTGTGTTTATTTGTGCTCTTGGTTCATAGTTTGTAATAACATTTCTAATTTCGTCGGCTAGAATCCCTGAAGAAATGTTGGTAGCAGGTTCAAATAACATAGCATTCATGTTAGACCCCAGACTTGGCTGGAAAGGTCTTTCATAAAAGTTTGTCAACAATAGATTTCTTACAGAAGCTATTACAGCTTGATCATCATAGCGCATAGCCACATCCCCACTGCCAGGAATGCGGTTAAAAGTAAGATCTAAATCTGCGAATATTTTCTGTAATGTAGCCATCAGATATTTATGTGCCGTTTGTTGCTATTGCTTGTTTTAGGAAAGATGTTCCGATTACATTATTAATCAAATATGCTTGTGTTGGACTTGGATTTCCAAAAGAAGCAATAGAAGCATAACCCAGGACTGTTTGTACAGCTTGTTGGTAAAATAACCAATCTCCATTTTTTCTTGTTGTAACCATGTTATTCAAGTTTACAATATCAACATCCGTCTGTGTTAGATTTGCCAAAACATTAGCAGAAGATGAATTTATAAGATTGGTGGAGTCCACTGATAGTGAAGTGTTATTTGCATTCAAATCTGTAACTACAAACAAGCTAGTCATACAACCAAGCATTCCAACAGTATTTGCAATACCATCACTTTTATTTAAGATGGTTGTTAATTGATTACCAACAGATGTAATTAAATCTAATGAAGGAATTGTTGTATTGCCTGTATTAGCAGATACACCAGAAATATTGTTTGTGTGTGACAGGAACTTATTAAGACTGATAATACAATTTGTCGCATCTGCCATAACGGTATTGGCTAATGCCGAAATTGTCGGTTGTGATAGGACAATGTATGTTGCTGAAATGGTATTGGCTGTCGAGTAGATGGTGTTTAAATTGGTTATCAGTGCGGATACTGGTGTTGCTGTTGGGTTCTGATAAAACTGTGTTCGATTTAAAACATATGAACCATTGTTCGCGCTATATGTTAGAACATTATTGTTTGCAATAGCGTTTAATTGCCATGTGCTAATGTTTGAGTTATTTGCTAAAATAGCGAGCGTATTCTGTGATGCTTGGGACAAGTTCAGACCAGCACCGAACTTAGAGCTATCAAAATTGTAATTGAAGTTGTTGAAAATACTTTGACTCATATCATTCTTTCATAATTAAGCAAATTCCATTCCAGCTTGTGGAGATGGAGATGTAGGGCCATTAGGCGCAATATGATTATGTAGTGAACCAAATAAACGCAATAATCCCATTGGTCCTTGGATATCTGAAGTTATCACACCAGCAATAATGGGTGCAGTAACAGATACTCCTGCCGCAACCAATCCTGGGGTTAAGAAACTTGTCATTGCTTTAACGATACCATATTCGGAAGCGGCTGCTGGGCCTGTTAACTCCGAAGTAAAACCCACATTAACACCACCAAATAACGTTTCTAAACCATATTGTCCAATGACTTTACCACCAGCAGTAATATTTGCAAATGGATTTAAAGGACCACCGGCAGAAATACTACCCAATGACATTATCTTACCATTAACGGTAACATCACCATTGATAATAACTCCGGCCTGTGTGTTTAAAATGATAGAACCAGATGGATTTAAAGGATCTAAATTCGTGCTACTACCAGCAGAAATACTTACATCACCATCAGCAGTTAAATCAACATCACCCGCCACATGAATTGCTGCGGCTACGGGGCTTGTTGTTGGGTTACCTAGTACCAAAGCGTTTAAATTTCCATCGATTTGTGTGTGCATATCGCCATAGACATGAAGTTTAGAATCTCCATGAACCTCGATATTACATACACCTTGCACAACTAAATTGTTATCATTGATAACTAAAGTAAAGTTGTTGCCGTGAATGATTTGTTCTTTGCTTCCGTCCGGGTTTATTCTCCAATATGTTCCTGTAGGACCATGCTGCATTTGAATTACTTCGACATCTGGAGTATCATCAAACAACATAAAGTGGCCGCTGGCTGTTTGTTTAACATCGATATATGGTGATTGTCCTATTGATGTATTGGCATCATTATACCAAATACTTCCGTTTGGTGCTTGTTTAATTGTCATTACATCACTTTCACATTAAGTTGTGGTGCAGTAAATGTATTTTGAATACCTTTAACCTGATTGGTTAAGCTATTTACTGCTGCATTTGTATTGTTCTGAAGAACTGTTGGTAGATTTTGTATGTTCGTAGCTACTTGATTGGCACCAGAAACCACTTGTTTAGCACCAGCCAATGCGGTTTGAGTCAATTGATATGATTGAATAACTTGTCCGACAACTCCACCAGAGCTAACAGTAGCTGAAAAAGCATTTGCTAAACCGGCTTTTAATAAAGCAAGACATTCAGCAAGTGCCGCACCAAGAAGGGCTGGTAAATTTTCGATCCAAGCAATGGTTTTATTGATATAATTTTCCCATAATGTGATATTTGATTCATAAAATATGATTAATTTTAGATAATGATTCAAAGGAACCAATATATTTTTAACATATTCAGCCATGTCTTCTAACCAAGGACCGGTTGTTCCGGTAAGACTGGACAATGCAGAAGAAATTGCTGCGCGAACCTGCGCTATTGCTTGTTGAATAGTTGAAGATTTTAACAACAGTTGAAGTTGAAGAACTGGTGAACCATTAGGAACTGAATTTGGAAGAACAATTCCTCTTGCCTTGCCTATTCTAGTTATTTTTTGTGTGTTTAGTGTGCCTTTGCCGCCAAAAGGTTCACAAATGTGTAATGCCTGTTGATTGCCCCATTCAATACCGGTATTAGCAATGATACCTTGTGAAAGCTGAGATACAGAAAGCATACCAGCAGAAATAGCATCACCACCATTCAATGCATATGGTGGATCGGTTTCTACCATATTATTTCCGAGGCCGGTAGAAGATGGCAGAATTGGTGCTAATTGAATATTTACTGACATGATTAAGATGTTGTTGGTTGTACGATGCCGGGTAATACACCCATCATAATTGGGAACTGACCACTTTCACCATCCATGAAGAATCCCACGACCCACGAACCAAGGGCTGGTGCTGAAAAGGTTGTACTGTTATTTATGGGCAATACTGGATGCGCCCAAGGTAGATTTTGAGTTGGAATGGTGTCACTATGCCATCCGAAGATACGCACTTGACACCTTCCAATTCCTAATGGATCGACCCGATTTTGGATTTGACCGACCCACCATACAAAACCATTTAGCCCTGCAAAATTATTTACTGATTTCATGATGTTAACGCTACTTTCCAATCATTAGAATTGGGTGTATTAAAATATTTTGAACGAACACTTTCCTTGGCAATTTCTATAATTGTTCTATATTCATTTTGATTGATGACATGACGAACAGCAGTTACTAAGTAGTAACCCGAATAATATGCATTAGGTGTTCGTGTTCCTGGATTGTTGGATAATAGGTCGAATTTTATAACAGATCCTATCGTCAGATCTGGATCACCGGGAAGTGTCAACTTTAATCTAATATAGTTATCGAGAGAAAGTTGAGCAGTTCTCCAAGGAATATAAGTTTCTGCATTGATATTTGGTGCAATAGAAGAACTTCCAGTAGGATAATTTGCTGGTGGATTCCATCCGTTGGTCAATGCCGAATATGTTGGATTGTGTTCATCAAAATTAGAAAATACAAGTTTCAACACAGCTTGGCTTGTTTGATTTAGTTGATCCCCATTTCTATTGGCGTAGTTATTGATAATAGGATTATCATCTAAACCTAAAGATGGAGGTCCATTATCACCATTGAAGTATGCAAAATAATCGAAGTTGGTTGTTTTTCGTGTTCTTGTAAGAATGTCTACCGAAATTAATTGATTGGCAAACACTCCGGAATTGACACCATATAATGTGTCGTATGAGTTTAATATTTCATAGCTTAAAGCATTCGACATTTGTTCGGTTATGTCTTGATTTCCTATACCATGTACGTTCTTTGGATCGTATGTGTATATATCATATACCTCGACATCCTTAGCATCCATAAGATTTTGTAAAGATGTGAAATTAAATCCATTTTTATTCTCGAAGAATATCATATCAGCACCAGGAACATCTGGACCGGGAAGTGCGTATACACAAAGCCAATTGATGGCATCTAATGGCTTCAGGTTTGGAACTATAAAATCATACGTCCCATATGATTTCTTGATGTTATCAGGATTTAGTTTGTTTGGAGATATGTTCAATCCTGGTTTCATTGTACAAATGTCGAGAATCATTTGATCGATTGACATGTTTGTATAAGATTTTGATATCTTATATTGTTCTGATAAAAGCAACTCTTCGGAACAGAACTGCAAACAATATGATTCTGTAGCTATATTTTCTTCCAACTTTCTTTTGTCTAACTTATACACACGCATGTATCTATCAATTTGACGAGAGGTGTCGCCACCTTTATTGAAAGTTAAGTGTAAGAATTCGTTTCCATTTAATCCTAAACCTTCTGCATAACCTTGTGATTCGGAAATAAGAATATAACCAGAAGCTGTATTGTTGAAAATATCTTCATGGTAAGATATTTCCACCATGATAAGGCGCAAATCAATGTCACCCGCCCCTGTCATTAAGACACAGTGGGTTAGATTAAAGTCCCGTACATTTAAAATTCCTGACATATTATTTGCTCAAAAGAGAAGATAGTTGACTTTCCACTGCACCAATATATGAAGAATTTATCAAATTGATGCTTCGTTTTGCTTCATTGGTTTCTACTTCATAATCGAAGATAGATTGTGGGTATGCGAATGTTGTTATTGTCACAAACGCCCCGGTATTAAAAGGAAGTGTCTGTGTACCTTGGACTGTTGTATTGTATGAATCTTGATCGATTACATAATATACTGTATTAGAATTGTTGGTACTGCTATCCACAGTAGTTACAGTTTTAATGTATTGTTGGATAGTGGATTGTGTATATGCAGAAACCATTGCTGGTGTAACTGTATTCGCTGGAACATTTAATGAATTTGCTGTATCGTTTGTATACTTATCAACAAGATACACATTGAAAAGATTTTGATCCATTGGCCAATCACCTTCATAATCAAACATTTGATTGGCAAACATAACAGTCCAGTATCTATATGGGTCCGAATAGTATTTGTTGGCGATGATATCTGGTGTGTCACCATCCTGAATGTCATACGCATAAAACAATAAAGGATTTTTCAACAACTTTGGAATAATCTCAACACGTTCTAAAATGTTGGTAACACTTACACTGTTGCCAGCATAATCTGTGGTTGTTGTTAATGGTAGTTGATTAAAATATAACATTAACGTAGTCCTTGCGAGGGATTGTAGGCAGTTTGGCCGGAATTGCTGACGTTTTTGCCAGCATTCAATTTGGACTTAGTAACGATTTCGATTTCTTGGAATTCCAAAGTCAATTGTGTTTGAACTGGTGCCCCATCAATGTGGGAAGCAAATCCATTAGGAGCAAAGTTAACATCCATTCCTTTTAGTACACAATCTCCATATCTTGGTAGATATTGATTTTCTGCATCACCAAACATGAATTCAATATTGAAGTATGAAGGTGGAACAAAGAATAGTCCATTAGAAGCATTAGTGCTATTAAGAATGTCCGGTGCTTGGTGATATCTAAATGTGTTTATGATGTTATTGATTGCTTGTGCTTCTTCTTGTGAACTTGGTGTTAAATTAAATGACAATTGGAATGTACGAAAATCGACACCACGGAAAATGGTTTGAATTCTTGGGTTTATAGCAAACCCAGCTTTACTTTGAACCACTTTTGATAAATTTCCATTTAAAAAACTGTCGGCAAGAGGCACCAATCCAGCAAGATCTGCTTCTGTACCAAATTGTGAAGTTTTATTTTTAGCATAGCCAGCAATACCTTGTGCTACAGTTCCGGCAAACTGAATATTTCTGGCCATGTCTCCTAAGTCATTAGTGAGGCTTAATTCATCGTATGAAGCGTTATAATTGGCTTGCACAGTATCTGGCATATATAGACATATGGTAGCCAAAGATTCGACCGTTGGTGGAGAAGCGGTTATCGATCCGACAGTTGGAAGACCGTTTTCTTTAAACGATTCTTGTGTTGTTTGTAGTTTTTGAACTAATGAAGACGTGTCGATGTTCTTTATCCAAAACTTTATGAAGTGATTTTTTGTTCCATTTCCTAAATCAAGTGGGTATAATAAAGTTGTTTTATTACCCGCAGATGTTTGATAAAGGGCTTGTAACGGACCTCTGGTAGCACCTGAACTTTGTTGGGATACAGATTGTAATGTGATTGCTGAAGTATCTGGCATTTATTTCTCTTTTTAAAAGACTTTATTTACTATTTATGGCATATTCTGGAAGATTTACACCAAAGAATCCACAAAAGTATGTGGGTGACCACAGAAATATCATTTACCGCTCATCCTGGGAGTGTAAGGTTATGTCATATCTAGACAAAGCCGATCACATTATTTCATGGGCTTCTGAAGAGCTTATCATACCCTATGTATCACCTGTTGATAACAGAGTACATAGATATTTTCCTGATTTTCTGGTAAAATATCGTACCAAAGACAACAAACTGAAGACTATGTTAATAGAAGTAAAGCCGAAAAAACAAACAGTAGAACCAACTCCGCGCAAAAGAAAGACTAAAGGGTATATTACCGAAGTTATGACTTGGGGTGTCAATCAGGCGAAATGGAAAGCTGCTGAAGAATATTGTGCCGATAGAGGTTGGGAATTCCAAAAATGGACAGAGAAAGAGTTGGGTCTAGTGACCTAAATAAGTAATGGCAACAAAACCTAGAAATTCAAAACTAACGATCCTTGGTAACCAGAAATCGGACCTTGGGCTCAAAACCGCTTCGAGTAAAGCGGTGGAATGGCTTAATCAAAAAATTAATGCCTTAAAATCCACATCAAGTTTTGCTTCGCAGATTTCCAAAGAAACCTCTCGTCAAAGAAGCAAACATCCGAAGTATCGTGATCGTGGACATCTTTACTTTTTTTACTATGATGCTAAATTAAAAGACACTTTACCTTATTGGGATAAATTTCCTTTGGTTTTGATTCTAGAACTATATCCGGATGGCTTTTTGGGTTTAAACTTGCATTATCTTCCGGTAAAGTACAGAATTGCTTTCTTAAGAAAATTGATGAAACTGAATCCCCCAGGATCTGTTATCACCAAAGATAAAGAAATCGAAAGATTGCGTATTACTTACAGCATTCTTAAAGCCACAAAGGGTCTTGCTGAATTTCGTCCGTGTATTAAGCGTTACTTGGAACCTCATATTAAATCTCCTTTGTTGGAAGTTCATGAAAACGAATGGGATATTGCTATGGCTTTACCTATTCAACAATTTCAAAAAGCCAAAGCTGCCGAAGTGTGGCTGGATTCTGTGGAAGCATGGAAAGACCATATGGCAAATTTCAATCAGGACGGGGAATAATAAATGGCATTAGAAACAGTAATGGTATCAGCAGGAAGATCAGCAAATCCTTTAAATGATTTTCTATCTTCATTTACTAATGACGTAGCAAGACCCAATCGTTTCTTGGCTAGAATTAATGTACCACAGCCACTTATACCACTTAAAAAACAAACTGGTGGTATATTGTCATTAAGATGTGAGAATGCACAACTTCCTGGAAGAACATTCGGTACTGTCGATCAAAAGTTTGGTTCCAATCCAACACAAAAACACCCAATACATACATCATATAATGATCTTGAATTGACATTCATTGTTTCTGGTGATATGTCAGAAAAAACTTTCTTCGACATTTGGATGGAATATATAAATCCGACTGGTTCGTTTGATTTTGGATACAAATTAGATAATTCTGGTGGTGGTACTGGTTATGCATCGACCATCACAGTGACACAATATAATGTAAATAATCAACCATCATATGTCGTTAATATTTTCAATGCATATCCTATTGCTGTAAATCAACTAGATCTTGACTGGAGTTCTGATGGATATCACAAGCTAACAGTTGTATTTGCATATGACTATTGGCAAAATGGCGGTGTTAGTGTATTGCAAGGAAGTGGTATTCTTCCTTCGTCTGAAAATGTTAATGTAAATGCAATGATAGGAAATCAATTACAACAAGCAACAGGAAGTGCTCCTACTATAACTGGTACTATCGTTGATGCTGTTTCTGGTGGGGTTTCTTCAGTTGCTTCTGTTGCGACCACTGCGGTTAATGCAGTTTCAAATTTTTTACCGTCAAATAATAATAATACAAGTTCTGGAAATTTTGCCGATACTATCGGTGGACCATAATTGATTTTTTAATGAGGAAATATAATGGCTTTACCAAAAATTGATGCGCCCGTTTATGAAATAGATTTACCTCTATCCAAAAAACACATCAGATTCCGTCCGTTCCTAGTCAAAGAACAAAGAAATTTGTTTATGGCTATGGAATCGAATGATAAAGAAACTATTGAAAAGAACATCAAACAAGTTCTTCATAATTGTACTTTGACACAAAACATCAACATCGATAAGTTGCCTATCGTCGATGTAGAGTATTATTTCTTAAACCTTCGTGCTCGTTCTGTTGGTGAAATTGTAGAAAGCAAATACCGTTGCGAAAACAAAGTTGATGATAAAATTTGTGGTAATATGATGGATTCTCGTATCAATCTTCTCGATATTCAAGTCGATATGAGCAAAGTTGCTGACAACAATATTCAGTTGACAGATAAGATCAGTATCAAATTGCATTATCCAGAATTCTCATTTTTGGAACGCGCAAGTAAGTTTGATAGTACCACAGATATGGCTTTTGATATGATTGTAAGTAGTATCGATTCTATTTTTGATGGCGAACAATTCTATTATGCCACAGAAACTGATCCAGCAGAACTTATTGAGTTTATTGAATCTCTAAGAGCCGATCAGTTTTCTAAGATTGAAGACTTTTTCAATAATCTTCCTGTGTTAAATAAGAAGATCGAATTGAAATGCAGAAAATGTGGTTTTGACCATTCAGTAGACGTGGAGGGTCTTGACAGTTTTTTCGGTTAACGATGCGGCATGATAATTTGAGAAATTATTACACTACAAATTTCTCATTAATGCAGCATCATAAGTATAGTTTAAGTGAATTGGAAAATATGATCCCTTGGGAAAGGGACATCTATGTTGCTATGTTGATTCAGTACATTGAAAGTGAAAATGAAAAAATAAAACAAAGACAAGCAAGTAGATGAACAAATTAACACCAGGACAGCCACCAGCACAAAAGAAACAACTGACTTCTGTCATCGAACAGTTGGCGGGCAATGGTGGTTTCAGAAAACAAAAAGATACCGCCGCAAAAGAAGATAAAGACATTCTTATGTCTGATTTGTTCAAGGAAAAGGCAGAAAAGATCGCTGAAAGTTCTAAACCAAAGACTGTTGCTAGAGCAATTGCTGGTCCAGATATGAGTGATAAATTAGCAGCACCAATTCAAGAAGCACCAATCGAAATGAAGAAAATGATTGGTTCTAAAAAATCCAAAGAAGAATCTAAAGTCGGTAATGTTAGTACCGCATTTTTCTCTACGGTGGCTAAGGGCACTAAAATTAAAACAAATGAATCTGTAACTGACGTTATGGTTAAACTTGTTTCTTTCTTAGAAAAAGCACACGAAGAAAAAGTCACTCAATATGAATTGTCACACGACTTCGAAAAGACTCTGAACGAGAAGGAAGAAGAACGTCATAAAAAACTATTGGATGCTGTTAAGCAAGCGATGAGTGTAAAAAAAGCACCGCCAGAAAAAGAACCTATTGTCGAAAAGAAAAAAGCATCCGTTAAGAAACCAAAAGAAACGGCAATTAAAGCACCACCACCAGAACCAAAACCTAGTATAACCTCAAGAATAGTAAGTGCTGCGGGAGAAGCTGCTGGCACTGTTGCTACTATGTCTGCTGGAGAAATTGCTGTTGCCGTTGGTGGTACTGCTGTTGCTGTTGGTGGTACTGCTATGTTGGGCAAACTTATTGCGGAAAAAGGTGAATCCGGTAAAGCTGGATATAATGCCGCCAATATGGGGACCAAAAAAGTGGATGGTAAAGATAAGATTATGTCTGCCGGTAAAGTCAATTTAGAAGATATGACTATTGGTGAAATCATGCGTAGACAGTCTATTAAATGGGGCTCGCCAGATGAGAAAGATAAATTATTTGCTGTCGGCAAGTATCAAATTATTCCCGGCACATTAAATGATGCCGTTAAGACTTTAAGGTTGGATACAAAAGCCAAGTTTAATGCGAACACACAAGAAAAGATATTCAATGATTATTTGTTGAAAGTTAGAAAGCCACATCTACAGGCATATTTGTCCAGTAAAACAGATGATCCTACATTGTTAATGTCTGCTATACACGAATTGTCATTAGAATGGGCATCTATTGCCGATCCAAATATTCCCGGTGGTAAGAGTTCGCATTATGGAAACGGTAATAAAGCATTGATATCTGTAGAAGAAATGTCCAAGACATTGCAAGCACAAAGATTACAGAACGCATCTACTGTTGATACAACACCAAAAGTTCCCGGTGAAAGATTGCAAGATGCTTCAATTAAGAATCAAGAGATAAAACCAAAGGGAAAATCCAACACAAATCTGGTGGTGGATAATACCGTTACCTCTATCATAAAACCAGCAAATCCACCTGCGATAGCAGTGACTAAAAAAGATACTCAAGATTTGCCTATGTTTATGTCAGCGTATTAAGGATAAGATATGGCAGCACCAATCGTAAGAACCCTATTCAATAAAAATACCAATGAAAGAAAAATCTTCGTCTTTGATGAAGTGGAAGAATGTTGGTATCTATCAAATGGTTCTGATAAGTTTCTGCGTAAAGCAACTGATGACGAACACAAGCAATTAAAAGGTATTCCTGCTCTTGCTGCTAGAAGAAAAGTCTCTGCCGCATTAAGAGAGAAAGAAAATGATGTTGGCGAAAAAGAATTCAATGAAAACATGGGTTATTCTCGTGCTAATAAGTTGCGTTCTGTTAAGTTATTGGATTTGATTGGTCGCAGATTGAAGAATCCTGATGAAACTTTTACTTCTGCTGTAAAAGGAAGCATTTCAGATAAATTCAAAGCCAAGATGGTTGGTATTAAAGAAAAGTTCGATCCATTGAATGTCGCCAGAAACATTGCTGGTGATTTTGGTGCTGGTATTGTGGGAAGACTTACCAATGCATCCGAAGAAAGAATGGATTATTTTATAAAGGGTGATACTTTATCTTATAAAAAGAATAGAAAACCGAAAGATCCTTTATACAGTAAAGTTAGTGATAAAGAAAACAAACCAGTCGTTAAAAATGATGCATTGGGTGATGTTGTTGGTAAACTTTACAATTTAATAAAGAACTATCATGAAGAAGATATTAAACGTCTTGAGCTTGATAAAGATTTTAAAGAAGAGCAAGATGCTAATCGTGAACGTTGGAATAATGAACTTATTTCCGCATTAACCGGCAAACAAATTGGGTCTACCTCAACAGCAAAACCAATTGAAAAACCGAAAGAAAATAGCATCTTTGAAAAATTTAAAGAAGTGGAAACCGTTCTGGATGTATTGAAAGACGCAAAATGGTTACTTAGTGCTTTGGCTTCTCCTGCTGCATTAGTTGCGGCTTTAGGTATTGGTTCTTTAGTTGCTGCTGAATTCTTAAAAGGAAAGTTGGAAAAATCAACAGAAGAAAAAGCCGGTGAAGCTGGTGGTGAAAAAGCACAAGCCGCAATGAAAGAGATTCACGAAAACCGTCGTCGTGATCCAGAGGAAACAAATCTTACAGACGAAAGCCAAGAATATGCCCAACAACAAATTAAAAGAGAACAAACCGTTTCTAAGGAAATTAAGAAGAAACAAGATTTGATTGGGACTTTCTTATTGGATAAAGGTTATGATCGTTATCGTAAGACTTATATGGGTGGTTTATTTAATGGTGGTTATACCTTTCAAGACAAGAAGGGCATGGAACCTCCACCAGAGCTTTTGAAACAAGCTGATGAATATGCCGAACGTAAAATGAAACAAGTTCCAGCACCAGTTACCACTAAAAGGGCAGCAAAGCCGGTAGAACCGCCTAAAAAAGCACCTACTGGTACTATGACATCAACTACACCAATTCCCTCTGCTATGGCCGTTCCTATTGAGCCGGAACCTAATCCATTAGGCCAACGAGTTCAGGCCGCTATAAACACCAATAATGAAATGAATATGGCACCACCAGAAAACAAATCAATAATTATTGATAAATCTAAAACTATTAATGCTGGTGGTGGGCAAAGTTCTGGAGCCATTTCATTAGATTCTGCTTCGGTTAGATCGGATGAGTCCACATATTTAAAAACACAGAAACAGTCATTACGACCGGTATAAAAAAACCCGCACTAGGCGGGTTTTGAATTAGTCTTCTGCCAGCTTGGAGAAGTAATCAAGATCATCATCATCCGATACTGCTGGTGGCATCGGCGAATCTTCTTCTCGGCTGAAATTAGGACGTGAAGATTTATGGGCCGCTTCTTTCAAAGTTTCAACAGTAGTTCGTGGGGTATTATTACCCAAAACTTCCTGCATACGAGCCTTCAAATCGTCATATGTCTTGAATTTCTTGTCATCGACAATAGCACTCAAAGAATATTCAGATTTCCAGATCTCTTCCATCTTGGCATCATCCTTCAACAAAGGTGCTGGTGATTCAAATTCGGAACGATCATAATTCTGATAACCATCAACCTTACGAATCTTCAACTTGAAGTTAGCACCTTCCCACAAATCAAATGGGTTCAAAGGTGTTTCATCATCAAATTCGGGATTCATGGCTTCGGTAATCTTATCAAAGATTTTCTTACCGAACTTGAACAGTTTAACTTTGCCTTCGTTCTCTGGATTTTTGGGGTCCGAAATGATATAGACGTTAGCAACATAAGCCAATTTCCGTTTTTGTTCACGAGCAATGGCTTTGTTATCGTCGATACCCGAGTTCCACAAAACAGAGTTTGCTTCACAGATTGGGCAAGTTTGGCCTTTAGAGGTTGGGCAGTTTTCGATCAACCATTTACCACCAGGACCCTGAAATCCGTGGTTGAAGATCTTAACCCAAGGCATACCGTCTTCACCATCGGTTGGTGGAGCGGGTAGGAAACGGAAGGTAGCCATGCCGTTGCCAGCCTTGTCCACTTCACACTTCCAGTAATTTTCTTTATCCTCGCCGCCTGCCTTAGCGTTGAGGGTTTCGGTAGCGCGTTCTTTCAGCTTTGCGAAAGTATTGTCACCACGACGAAGTTTTGCGAAATCCATAGTATGTTCCTTATATAACGGTGTATTTTAATGTTTGCGATTTGTCCACTTACACATAATGTAGTAGGTATTTAGGCGCGTAGTAAAACGTCTAAAATTGAGATGGTTGTCAAGGCATCAGTGTGATGAATGCCAATACCACCAGCCTTATTCCATGCATCAATGATTGATTTTGTGTCATCAATCAGCACAGAATTTTCATCGGCAAACTTTGGCTTATGTTGTTTGCCGGGTACAAAGTTGCGAGGATAGCTGATACCCTGCTTTTGTAACCAAACATCTTTTTGAAATGAAACAGCATTATGCACTGATTCACGGGCGGTGGATGAAAGAATTTCCACAGGAACCATTTGATGTTTAAGATATTGTAAAAGGTCCAATGCGTCAGGCATAAGATCTAAAGTGGAGAAATGTTTGTCATCGATCAACTTCTGGAAGTTATTTCCGAACTGTTTACGTGCTTCCGCATCTTTTGGTGACATACCATATAGTTCATAGAAACGCTTCTCAAAGTCAGCAATAACACCATCCATATCCAAATAAATCTTAGTAACTTTAGGCATTTTCTTCTACTCGCTCTTTCAAAATAGCCTTGAATGTAGGCTTGTCATAATAAATGAATGGAGTGTATTTTACACACTTCATTCGGTACTGTGGCCAAATGATATCGTCTGTGATCTTTTTATCCCATATTGGGAATAGGTTGAGCAGATCGTTCATTATAACCAAAGTTTCAAACTTGATTGACTTCCCCATTAGTTCTCGTAAAATAATTGGATGTTGACCATTTACTACTTTGAATAATTCTGATGGGTTATCAACCAATTCAAGAAGATGCATTATATCATTCTCAAACGTATATGTCAACGATTTGTTTGCTAATGACCATTCTTCGTATGCTTTTTCGCCTTCTGGTGATAATAAAGTTCGAATCCATTGTTCATTGCCATATACAAAGTTAGCAAGAATGAAATCTTTAGTTTCTAACAAATCACGTTTTCTAGCCAGCTTCTCAAATGAATATTTGTCTTTTCTTTTGAGATAAGCGTCTTTAGAAAGGTTTACTTTGCCGCGATATTTTAAGTAATCATACGATTTTGTCGTGAAATGTGTTTTTATACCCATATACATGACGCAAGTATCATAACCTGTGTTATCGCTCATAGTGGAAGTCGGCTAGTCTTTTTCAATAGATTAAGGGATTGTGATTCGTCTTGAATACGCGATTTTAAATGGGTCGAAACAAGACTAGCAGCAGTCAAAATTTCCATTCCAGATTCTTCACAGTAGTCCACAATAGCTTCGGTACAAAGAATATTTTTAGTATTTGCGATGGCTTCAATCTTTAGACTGAATACTGCAATTTCATCATGTGTTGGCATTAGCGTTTACTCATTGCGTATTGTTGACAGATTGTGTCGGTGCTTGAAGTGTGTGCACAACGCACAGACACCGGATCAGCACCTTTGTTGATAGCCAATTCTATGTTTTTTGCCACTAAATTGCGCTCATTTATATTATATTGCAGAATACTAAAAATAGCAGATGTAAAAATAATTGTCGCGCATACAAAAAATGTGATGAGTTGTTTGCTTACATCGTTCATGTTAAATGATCCCTTTATTTCGGTCAATAGAATCGTCTTTGTGACGATAAAAAACGTGTCTACCAATTTGTTTTATCTTGTCCAAATGTCGCCATTTAGGATTGATATAATCTGCATGGTAGTACGTCGCTCCTTCAGTAACATCTTCCATTTTATCATAATTAATGAACACATTGGTAGATAGTTCCAAAATCTGATTATAAGCTACAGTGTCCTTAATTGTCAAGCGTTTTTTGGTAATTTCTTTGTCGCAATACCACGAGAACTGACAAGTATGGCCTGTCTTTTGTTTGACGACACCACAGATATCTTTGGCAAAACCCGATTGTAGCCTGTTGATGGTCACGAATGCAACAGCTTTTTTTCCATCTTCCGGTTCTACACCCGCTTCAAAATAGATATTTTCGGCTAAACATGTAACTTGTTCTTTAGCACCTTCAGTAAGATCGCTGAATGATACCTTGAAAGGCAAAGAAGGAGTCATGTTTGAATTTATGAAACCAAAAGATACAATAATTACAGACAAAAGTACACTAAAAAGTATTGATTTACTTTGCATGTTTTCTTTTAGAGTTGAGGGAATATATGGGGTTTTAGGAACCCCATTGAAACCTTTAAGATTCTCTTAGAACGAGAATTTAGCGCCTACTGTGAAAGTATTGCCATTGTATGTTTTGGCCTGATCACGACCTTCTTGGTAGCGATAGTCAGCGGTCATTGCTACAGTTTTGGTAACTGGAACGGACACACCAACACCAACCAAGCCAACAATACGATCAGCAGGAATCAACTTAGTTGTATCCACATAACCTGCGCCAGCTTTAACGGCAAAAGTAGCAGTACCCAATGTCAAAACATCATAACCACCAATGGTTGAGAATTTATTGATATTTTTAGTAACATCACGGTCGGCTTCAGCGGTCACACTAAATTTACCGAAATGTTGCCCAACAGTCAAACCAACAGAATCGGTGAAATGATTCTTTTGTTCGACAGTTGAACCAACGATACCAAATTCAACAGCATTTGCTGCCATAGTAGCCAAAGCCAAAACGGCTGCGATTGCGAACTTCTTCATTAAAAACTCCTTAAATTAATAAAATTAGTGATTGATTGGAAAATAAGGACAACCACCAAAACCCCATTCCTATTTTAGCCGTTTGCGACCATTAGGAAACGATCATCGTTTGCTGCATTTATTGCATTTTACTTTTAATGACTCTCTGTGTCAAGTTGTCCACTTCTATACTCTTTGCCCTGTCGAAACCATGACAGGCCCATCATAAGGAATCTTCTTCATACCAAATACACTCTTTATCGTGTTCTACTTCTTTTCCGACATAGCATGTAGCACCACAACAAATACAATATCCCTCGATACCGGTTCGTTGTATTTCTTCCTGTCGTTTCTTTTCACGATATTGTTCTAATAGTGTTCTCATAAACTTCCTTATGGTGGACCTGGTGGGGGTCGAACCCACGTCCAGAACATGTTTCTAGTTGCTTCATACAACTATAATTTCTTCAATAGTTTCCCATTGAAAGAATTCAATTATATAATAAAATAAAGGGACTGTCAAGTCCCTTTTGTGTTGTAAAAATACAACAGTTTATGCAAATCGACCAGCCAAACGTCCAGCAGCACCAACAACTTTGTGAGCACCAGACTTGATTTTGGTTCCGATATTAGAAATTCCAGTATCGATCTTCTTGGCCAATTCACCAGTTTTTCTTACATTTGTTGCGTGTTTTGCAGAAGCGGCATCACGATCTGTCTTGGCAACCGAATGAGCGGTAGATGCGGTATCAGCGCGAGATTTAACAGCGGCTGATTTAGCTTGGTGGAATGTGGCACGAATACCGGTCTTTCCTTTAGCAGCCTTAGCAGCAGCCGAAGATTTAGCTTTTAATGAAGATGCACGTTTACCGGCAGTATTTGCTCTACGTTGAGCCATTTTTTTACCACCTTTGCTCAATAAATTGCGAATACCATGAGCAGCACCAGCAACAAACGAACCAATAGATTCATCCAACATCATTTCCATGATTTCTTCATACAACGCATCATTAACACCAACACCAGTATATGATTCCATAACGGCATCACGCATGGTAGGTTGTTTAAAGTTCTCCACAAAATAATCCATTAACAAAGAAGTAACATAAGCGTCTTCCTCGGACATTGTATATTCTTCGTTCATGTCATAGAATTCTTCTGCGACGGCTTCGACTAGCTCTAGAAAAGATTCTTCACGACTTTGGATTTGTTCTTCTGTTAGGTACATGGTTATTCCTCTGATGATAGATTATTTTAGTATTTATGTTACTGTACAGTTTCAGTATGCTTATGTTTGACTGATTTTTTGAGTATCTTCATCCATAGCTTTTTGGCCTTTTCGAGATTATGCTCAAATTCGGCTCGGTATAGTTTCATGATTAGTTTTTTAGTTTTCATTAATTTGTTATCAATAAAATTTTTAGTGCTTGGTCATAAACTGATGTTTTGAAATTTAATTCGAAACCGTAGATTGTGAAGGTATAACGCCAGTATCCGGAACATCTACTGGTGCGGGTCTATCGACTAATATAGGAAGACCATCCGCATCAGTTTTAATGTGTTTATTTTGTGATTGACCTTCCAATAATGCCTGATGTGTGTCGTCGGTAATCTCAACTACATCTGATGGCATATTAGTACCATGAATTTCGTTAGTATAAAAACCTTTGGTTGAACTTGAATAAAACATGATTGAATCTCCTTAATAACCAATTGCAATATAGTACATAGGCCACGAAGACGAATTAAGCCATACATTAAACTGTGATGTTGATACTGAAGTCACCGATGTACCGTTCAAATCACTGTTATAAGAGCCTGTACCGGAAGCCTGTAAATTAACAGTTAAACACGCATTTGGAAACGTGATCGGAAAACTAAAAGCGGTTATAACACGAGATGGTACAGATATAGAACCCCATTGAATAATCAAACCACTCGGTAGTTTTTGATATCCATTGGAAGAAATTGATTGAGATCCGGCTGAAGATTGAACAGTGCCATCACCAAAAGTGATATTACCATTTCCTAATATTGCTGACATGGTTAACTTTCATTAAACTAATTAGAATTATTTATACAAAAAAATCATTTATATATTGTGATTTATGTACGATACACAAACGATTAAAACCCTAATTTATCACACGCCACAATCCAAGATTTCACCAAACTAGAACGAACAATGTCGTCTGGAGTGAAGGTAACTTCTGTAAATTCATCCATGTGTTTTGCTACATCCAAAAATTGAGATAGTCCAGAAACGTCATTACGGCTCTTGATCAGGTCATTTTGTTTCAAATCACCAATGAAAATGATCTTAGAACGATGACCAACACGAGAAATAACAGAATTCAACTCATGAAATGTCATTGATTGACATTCATCCACGATAATGATTGAATTATCGATAGAAATACCACGTATGGCAGTAGTAGATATAAACCGGGCATGTCCTTGTTCCTTTAAGCGTTCCCACGCATCTTTACGACCAAACAGAGTTTCGCAAATTTCCTTATATGGAACTTCATAAATTTCCATTTTCTCTTCGAGTGTACCGGGTACAAATCCTTGATCTCGAACTTGAACCGCTGAACGAACAACCACAACATGTTCGAATGGGTTACTCTTGTCCAAAACCTCTTCAATGGCGCGATAAAGAGCCAAGAATGTCTTACCAACACCTGGAGAACCTAATAATCCCAAGAAATAGTCTCCGCGCTTATATGCATCGAAGAATTTCTGTTGATTCTTGGTCAATGCTTCGAAAGTCTTTAGGTGATCTAACTTAATCTTTAATGAATTTGAAATAGCTGGCTGATGCATATGAGTTGTTGCATCATTATCAATCATTTCTTCACGTTTTTGGGGTGCGCTTTTTCTATTGCTTGCCATTGAAACTTTCCTTGTAGATTGTTTATGAGTTTTATTTGGAAGTTTTTGAGTAGACAGGGGTATCCTTTCTAAGCAGTGCAGGCACTTTTGGTTGAGGGCGTTTCTTGATTTGTTCTTGATAAACTGGTGGTTTGTAATGGCCACCACCAAGAAGTATGGGAATTTGTTGGGTGCTTTGTGAATTCATATGTTGGAAATTATAAATAAGTGTGGATCACCAGACTTGGACCTCTGCATCCACTCTAACAGTTAAAAGGAACTATCAGCATGAATATTTATTCAAGAAAAAATATACCATCAAACTTTTATGTCTATAGCTATTTGCGAGAAGATGGAACTCCGTATTATATCGGTAAAGGACATAAACTCCGTGCATGGTTAAAAACTAAAAAAGAAATCCAACCACCAAAAAACCTAGAAAAAATTGTCATTGTTGAAGCAAATCTCACTGAAATCGGTGCGCTTGCATTAGAAAGACGTTTGATCCGTTGGTATGGAAGAAAAGATAACAACACGGGAATCCTTAGAAATAAAACTGATGGCGGAGAAGGTGTTTCGGGAGCATCACTTGAGTTGAAACTTAAACGGAGTGAAATAAGAAAATCTCAATGGACTGATCCAAATTCCACATATAACAGTAAAATCCTTTCATCGAAAATATCAGATTCAATTTCGAGGATGTGGAACGATCCCGATAGCATTTATCAAACTCCAAAATGTAGAGAAAACTTGTCGAAATCTATAACTGAAGTTTGGACAAGACCAGAACACAGAGCTAAAATGGAAAAAAAGTATATCATGACTAG